TAGATTCATCAAGTAGATGTAAATAATCTTTTTTATCTTTAACAAATTCTTGGACAGTTCCATCTTCTGTTACAACCAAAATCACAATCTGGTCTATATTTGTTCCAGTTCTTTCTTCAAACATCTGAGAATATGCAGTTGCTTGTATGTAATAGTTTTCATTCCATTCATCATTTCGTTCACTTCTTGATGTCTTAAAATCAATTATACTAGGCATTCCATTGTATTTCGCAATACAATCCACTCTACCAGCAACCATTAATTTATCTGACCACAATGCAGTTTCCTGTGCATATATATTATCAATATTTTTTAATGCTTGGTCTCTTAGTCTATTAAATAAACAATATCCAAGAAAATGTCTTTGTGAATGTTTTGCAAAATCTCTTGGACTATAAATGTGTTGGTTCATCAAATAATCTTCACACATTTTATGAACAGCAGAACCACGACTAGCAGCAGTTCTAGCAATATGATTCGCAACATCTTCTCCAACTCGTTGTCGCCATTCAACTAATCCTTCTTTGTTTCTGTTTGATAAAACTGTTGTTATAGAAGGATAAAGAATTCCTTCTGGTGTTACATAATATCGTTTTCTATCTACATTTTTTGTTGAAATTTTAGGAACATACTTTATTTCTCTTTTAAATTCATATAATTCGCACATAATAATATCCTATATTCATAATATATATTTTTCGTTATTGACCACCGACAAGTCCTAGTTTAATTTTATTAATTAAATAATTTCTGACAAACCCTGAACGAACTATGTCGCCAAGATTATATTCAATCAATGTAAATTCTTCCATTTGTTCAAGAATTCTAGTAAAATCTAAAATAGCATTTTTCTCTCTTGTTTCAACCAAATCAGTTTGGTCCATATCTCCACAGAAAATAATTTTACTATCTTGACCAACTCTCGTAATGATAGTATCTAGTTCATGAAAATTTAAATTTTGAGATTCATCTACAATAATAATAGAATTATCAAAAGTCAATCCTCGAAGAAAAGAAGTTGAAAGAAAATATAAAGTTTGTTGTGTTTTTAACCTATCATACAACGAACTAAATGCAACTTCATTTGGTTGTTCAAACATAAATTGCACCATATTTTGATATACCGTTTGATACAAAAGTGTTTTATCATCTTCATCGCCAGGAATAAATCCTATATTTCTTGTTGGCATTAATGAACGAACAAGACATACTCTATGATATGGAGTTTTTAAATTCAAAACTTCTTTAAGTGCAAGATACAATGAAATAAAAGTTTTTCCTGTTCCTGCAGCACCATATTGAAAAAGATTTTGTCCTTTTTTAAACGCTTCAAATGCTACTTTTTGATTATCCGTAACTGGTTTTATATTAACCAATTGAGAATCTGTAATTTCTTTTGCTTTCTTTTTTACTGACATTATCTACTAACCCCTATTGAAAAAGGGATTGTCATGCAACAACCCCCTATTGATACATGAGCTGATTGATTTCAAAGCTTGCAAACCTTTTTTTAATGATACTTTAATATCGAAGGTCATGCTGAAATTTCTAGCTCGTATCATTATAATATTTATATCATTTCTTACCTTTCGTTTGTTTATCTAGGTGTTGTTTAACCACTCTTTCACTCTGTTTTCGTTTAATCGTCTTGTTATTTCCATATCTATCTGCAAGTGGACTGTTCGGATGTTCTTCTGAAATCTTCTGTAAAGTCTCTTTCCACCCCGTATCCATTTTCTGTTCTGTGTTTACACCAGATACAATTGCTGGAGCAGCAGGTGCTATATTGATATGTGGATTTTGTTCTAAGTATTCTTCCATTTCAGAAATGGACATAAAAACTTCTTCCATTTTATTTGTTTTTGTATTCAAAAAATCATATGTTGGCATTTTAAAAATTATACTCTATTTAAGTGAATTTGTCAAACTTTTTATTCCACATTATTATATTTTCGAAGCACATCAGATAATCCAAATTTTCCATTACCATATGTAGCAACTTCCTGTGTCCAAGCTTCTTTTGACCATTTAAGTTTTTCACACATACGCACATACATGCCGATTTCTCTGCCGTGTGCTTCTACTTCCCATGGTAAATCATAATAATCCAATTTTTTAATATTTAATACTGTATCTCTCCACTTATATCTATTCGCATCTCTAACATATTCATACATTTCACCCTTTGTCCATTGCTTGAGATGTACCATTTCGTGTGCTAATGCTATGAGTTTATTTCTAAGTCTTAATCCATTATCAATATTGATAGTAAATTTTTTTGGTCTACGGGTATCAATTTCATCATTCCATATACATTCCCCTTCTATTTTTTGTTTTTTAAAAAGAGTATCACTATAAAGAATGGAAATTGAAAGTTTGGTTTGAAGTCTTTTAGACAAAAGATGGTCAAGATACCATCTTGCAGCTAATTTCGTTTTTTCTTTGATTTCGGCATCACAACCTCTTACAGATAATCTCATGAATTTATTTATATGGTAAATTTTTCATGAAATTGTAAATGAATGAAAATGGAGTCCTGTGGGTACAAGACTCCACTAACCGATTAGTGGGTATTATAACCCATAAACTGATTCTAATCCCGCTTTGATAATAGATTGACTTGGTGTGCCAATTCTATACGAAGTACCGTCTGCATTAGCGTTTGCATAAACACAGTAGCCTCGTCTTCTAAAACCGTCAACGACAGTTCTTGGGGACTTGAAACCATATCTTTTCTGGACATTTGCCCAAGAAATAGATTCGCCTCTAAGAAGCGCATTTAAGAACTTTTGAGTTCTTGTCATAGTTTGTTTTGCCATGATATAATCACCTTGCAACTCAAATTTGTTATTTTATACTAGGTTAAAAATCTGTTGCTATATCTTTACCCTAGTTCCCATGTTAAGTGCTCAACATGAAGTTATCATTCCAATTAAATGCTTCTTTGCAAACTGGAATTGATAAACCTTTATAAACCCTACTTAGTTTTCTATCCTTTGCTTGTACTAACAAATCTGCTTCGCCGGCACTCAATCCTTCTAATAGTTGGATAAAAAGTGTTTCCCTACGAGTTTGTGAAAGAGCAGGTTTAGCAATAACGCCAAGAAGTGATATAAAATTATCAAGAGCTCTATATTCTCTATGTAATCTTGTATGTTCTGTACCATCTGGGGCATCATTCGCTATGAATGGAACACTACCTTTCGGCAATAACCATTCAACGTCTGGGTCAAAAGCAGCTCTTAAAAACCAACGCAATCCAGCACTATTGTATCGTTTTAAAATCGCAACCTTTTCATCTTTCGTCTTTGCTTTATGTACTTGTTCAAGGATTTCATGAAAAAGTGGGACATATGTTTCTGTAACCATAATTAAAAATCTCCTAAATTATTTGTCAATTCTTTCAACTTATTATTTATAAAGTAATTTATAAGGTTTTTTCTCTCACCAATAATGGGTGTTGTCTTATAACTTTCTTTAATCTTGTCTTTAAGGTCTTGTGGTATGTTGGATAAATCCACCAATGTTGTATTCCTATGATAATTTCTTTTTGCTTCTTCATTGGGAGCAACATCCATGAAATCATGTTCTATCCATGTTCGTATTTTCTTTTTTGTAAGTGGTATTTGTCTAATTTTATCCACAAAACTATTATCACCAGAAAGAACATTTGGTATCCCATCACTTCTATCGCCTTTGATGATATGTTCTTTCAAATATAATTCTGGATTTTTACCATTTAACAGTTTCTTTTGAACTGGATTCCATTGTTTTACATTCTTATATTTTTGTAATTGAATAAAATCCTTATCGCCAGAAATAATCATGATATCTTCTTCTTCCGATTCACAAATAGTCGCAATGATATCATCTGCTTCTGCGCCATATACTTCTAAAATTTTGTATGGGAAATTCTCTTTAAGTTCTTCTTTTAATATATTAAGTGTATCAAATATGGTTTTCCAATCAAAATCACTTGCTTCTCGCATTTTCTTACGATTGGATTTATATTGTGGAAAAAAGTCTTTTCTCCAATAGTGTTTACTATCATAACATAAGACCAATTCCCCATAATCTTCAACAAATTTCGTTCTATACATACGAATTGAGTTCAATACCATATGTCTAACTAAATCTGCATTTACTTCCGAATCTCGTCCTATCTGCACCATTAGTGAAGATAAAGTCACTTGATTCATATCAACTAATACCATAACTATTCCTTATTACCATCAATATTTATATTAAATTCTTTATTATTCAATTGATTTAAATCAAACTGCGAAAAAACTTTCTTTGTTTCTGGGTCGAGTTGAGCAACCATCGCTGCATCTGATACCAAATGAATCGGGTGGAAAAACCCAAAATGTCTAAAAATACATGCCTTCAAACTTTCATTAACCAAACCAAAATCTTTTATGAAGTCAGGGTTATCTCTATTTGCAACATCATTTTCTTCAAGAACACGAATTGCCTGTATTATAATAGCTTCTGTTAAATCTTCAGCCAACATCAAATTGTATCTTAATTTATTAGTTTCAGTTATTTCTGGAACTTTAATAGGAGTTTTCCACGGTCCCTTTATAACATTATCAATAATATCATCCATTATTTCTTACGACCTTTAGATATATATCTTTTTTTCTGTGTCTTTTTCAGTCGTATAATAGCAGCAGCTCTTTTCACTCTGCGTTTCTCACTCGGTTTCATATAGAATTCTCTTTTCTTCAATTCAAATAATAGACCATCTTTTTGTAACCTTTTCTTCAGAATACGCAATGCTCCATCCACATTATCGTTTCTTACAACGACAGTATAAGAATCAAAATCTTCTCTTTTTTGTGGTACTTTCTTTATCATAATATATTAGTAAATATTATACCATATCACAACAATTTGTCAAATCGAGAATAAAAAACTATTGTAACACCCTGTCATCATTAGCTTTTTCTACAGTATTCCCAGAATCCCTTTCTTTGATAGCTTTCCAATAGTAGTGTTCTCCCAAATCTTGAATAACCATCAAAATATGGGTTAGAAATTCCCTTAATTTCCTATCTTTAGGATATCTTTGAAATATGTAAGTATTTAATCTCTGGAAGTTGTCAATAATCATATGATACGATTTTTCAATCTCAATCTCATCTTCATCAGTAGAAATGTTTAACTCATCTAAATGTTGAATTCTTTTTACGTCTGATATTAATCCATCTTCAAATGGTTTTTCAAATTCTATTAATAATGCTTTAAGTAATCCGTCTTTATCAAGTTCCGATTTAATATATTTTTGTATATCTTTAAATTTATCCAATAGTGTTGCATAACTAATTTCCATTTGGTTCTTATCCATACAACCTTCTCCGTGTGGGTATCCTTTATGAATCTAATTTGAACATCCCAACCTTATAAACATCTCGTTTATCCTCATCTTTACCTTCATAGTAATATGCTTTCGCACCAGGTACTAATTCTGCGCCATGAAGAATTTTAATAATTTCTTCAACATGCTCTTTACCTTTTTCATCAGCGTTGATAACAAGTTCATCACCATCCCAATCGTATTCCAGTTCAGTTCTATAACAATAATCATGTATCGTGTTTTCAATATCTGTCAATAGTCTGTTTATATCCGACATATTAGTTCCCCTTTAGCCATATATTATATTATAACCATTTTGGTCTAAAAAGTCAAGTGTATGATATATTTAGGCAAATCAGGTATTAATTTCCAAGTGGATTGCTAACTTTTAAAGCTAATTCGTTCATTTTTGCATTTAAAACTTCATTTGTTTTTCTTAACACTTGATTGCTTGTTTCTAACTCAGCAACTCTTGCTTCAAGTTTTTCTACAGCGTCGCTGCCTTGACTAGCTTCAATATTATCAAGTCTTGCGTTGAATTGCCCCCACGCTATGAAACCGCCACCAAGTGTAATTACTACACCAAGTATTACGGCATACTTGGAAAAGTTTTCTGATATTTTTGATAAGTCCATTTTTAATTACCTCTTTTTTGTTTGGAGAATATATAATTCTCGTTCTTTTTGCTTTCTTATATTTATCGCATTATTTAAGTCAGTTTGGTATTTAAGAACTGGGTCGTTTGCAGTTATCAATGCGATTACTTTATTTTCATTTTCATATATGCCAAAATTATAAGTATCCAACATCAAGTTATCATCTTGGTAAATTGGTTTTCGGTTATCATATAATTGTCGGTTATCAAATAAATTTGCATTTACATCACCATATTCTTTTCCTATATCAACCTGATTTTTTATCATAACAGCAGAAACAATATGATTCACCGCTTCCAATTGTTTATCTATTCTCTTAATTTTTTCTTCAATCTTTTGAGCAATCTTATCTATATCTACTTTAAGTTCAATTTTCTTCGATTTCTTTTCTTCAGCAACTTTTGTCTTTTTATCCTTTACCTTTACTTTGCTTTTCACATCTGATTTTTTCTCTTTTGGTTCATCTTCTTCTTCATCATCAGATTCTTCTTTGGATACAATAGTTGATTTTTCTTCTTTCTCCTCAGTCGGAGTATCTACTTCTTCTTCAACATCATCTGTTTTCGCAATTGGTGTTTCTTCAACCGCTTCTTCTGTAGTTTCAGTAGGCATTTCTTCAGTTACTTCATCTGCTTCTGCTATTAATTCATCTTCTGCTGCTGGTTCTTCTTCAACCACTTCTTCTTCTTTTGTTACACTCATAAATGTTTGTGTAGTGGATTTTTCTTCCATCACAGGTTCATCACTTATTTCTTCTGGCGATTCTGCGATTAGTTCTTCACTTTCCCCAACAGAATCTTCTGTAACAATTTCTTCTGGTTCATCACCACCAACATTAGTAAATGTCATAGTAGATGATTCGTCATCCATATCCATTTCTATTTCCGTTTCTACTTCCATTC